TCACGCACCGCTGATGGTTTCCCAGCGTCTTACACTCGACTACCAGCCGCAATGGTGCAGACACTTGACCAGTCAGGCCCAGTATGGTTTGCACCGTCTAAGCAAATTATCTTTAGCGGCGGAGAACTAGATCCCAACGATGTTGTGCAGTTTCTTTCACCTATTCAGGGCATCACGTCTATGTCAACTCAATCGGTTGCCACTGCACTAAAACTTGAGGCTGCACGGTTTCGTAACGCATCGAGCGCGATCCCTGCCGGCATCCTTAAACAAACTGGTGGCGAGCCACTCAACGCACAAGAACTAGCAGACCTAGCGTCAGCATTTAACGCAGCGCGCATGACCAACCAGACGGCGGCTTTAAACGAATTTTTGTCCTATACGGAAACGAGCACTAGTCCGGACAAGATGTTGCTCATCGATTCTGCAGAGTTTCAGGCAATGGAAATGGCGCGCCTATGCAACGTGCCACCATATTTGGTGGGCGTTTCGGTAGGCAGTTACTCGTACCAGTCGAGCAGTGAAAGCCGCGCCGATCTTTGGACATTTGGCGCGCGCGCCTATGCCGATTGCATTGCCGGCACACTCAGCCAAAACAACGTGCTACCTAACGGCACATACGTTGAATTTGACGTTGAGGGCTATCTGATGGGTGACTACAGCGAACACAACGACATGGCACAACCTGAACGCGCCGATGAGGTACAGTCGCAATCATGATTAAATTAATTGCATCACAAGTCACGATTGACGCAGCTGCTGGCGAGGCTGGCCGCCGCGAAATTACAGGCATTGCCGTACCGTACGGCGTTTCTGCCACCGTTTCCGATGGCACGTCAGTGATCTTTGAGGCAGGCAGTTTGCCAGTTGACGGCAAAGCCCCACGCCTTTACATGAACCATGACGCAACCAACGCCATTGGCATTGTTACAGAGCGCGTAGACACACCAGAGGGCATGATGTTTACAGCCAAGATCAGCAAGACTCAGGCAGGCGATGAGGCGCTAATTCTTGCTATGGATGGCGTTTTGGACTCTGTGTCGGTAGGCGTAAACCCGATTAAATACACCACCGCTAAAGACGGCACAGTCACAGTAACCGCAGCCGACTGGATTGAGTTAAGCCTTGTGCCCGTACCAGCATTTGCTGGCGCGATCATCACAGACATTGCGGCGAGTATCCCACACGATGACGAAGAAATAAGTACTATAGAAACAGAACCTACACAGGAGACAGAACCCATGAGCGAAGTAACCATTCCAGCAGTCGAGGCAACCATTCCAACTGCACCAATTTTTGCACAAGCAAAACGCAAGTTTGCCATGCCAACCGCTGGCGAATACTTGGCAGCAATGCACGCTGGTGGAGACACTTTCCACAACGTGAACGCTGCATACAAAGAGGCTGTGCGCGATCAGCAAACAGCATTGCAAGCAGCTGCAGGCGATGTACTTACAACTGATACACCGGGTCTTTTGCCAGTGCCAGTTCTTGGGCCACTATTCCAAGACCTTAACTTTGTGCGTCCAGTTGTCACCGCCTTTGGTGCACGCTCAATGCCAAACACACCAAGCAAGACTTTCATCAGGCCAACAATCACCACGCACACAAGCGCTGCAACACAAACAGAAAACACTGCAGTAAGTGCAACCACAATGGTGATCGCATCAAACACTGTTACGAAGTCAACTGTTGCAGGTCAAGTCACGTTGACAATGCAAGACATGGACTTCACAGACCCATCCGCAATGAACTTGATCCTCAATGACCTTGCTGGCGAGTACATGATTGCAACCGACAACATTGCAGCAGATGCACTTGTTGCAGGAAAAACAGCATCAGGTTCAACATGGACTGTTACTGCTGGTGACCCAACATCGTTGATCAACTCGCTGTATGACGCAGCACGCGAAATCACTGAGGACTCAAACTTCTTCCCAACACACTTGTGCGTAAGCCCAGACGTGTGGGAAAAGTTGGGTGCACAGTTGGACGCTAACAAGCGACCTGTCTTGGGTTACACCACAAACGGTGTCCTTGGACAAAACTCGCTTGGTCGAGTTGGCGGTCTTGCTTACACAGCAATGGATGTCATGGGCTTGACTTTGGTTGTTGATAACAACTTTGCAAGCGGCACAATGCTTGTAACTTACGCACCGGGCTTTGAAATCTACGAGGCTCAACAGGGCGTTCTTAGCATTGCCAACCCAAGCACACTGAGCCGCACGTTCTCCTACTACGGTTACTTCTCAACTTTCGTTGCTAAGTCTTCGTTTATTCAGGGCATCGTAATCGCTTAGTCCGTAGCGGACTTCACCGCTATGGCAACCTACACAACGGCCAGTAAGCAACTCATCTCTAACTACGCGTGCATCAGCACGTTAGAACAAACAGAAATTGTTGTTGGCGAAAACATCACAGTAAGTGGATTGGCTGCACCGTTTGCAGGCACGTTTAAAGTGCTTGATTTACCGCAGTACGAGTTCACAGGTGTTGACCCAACCACAGGCGAGTTCTTATTTAACCCAGAGGTTGCTCGACCCAATCAGATCATTTACGCAGCTACTGGCGCAAGCGTCAACTATGTAGTTGATTATTCAGGTAGCGTTGTCTATACGCAAACCTGCACATGGATTAGCGTCAGCGATTTGGTTACATACTTGGGCGTGACCATTAGCAATCCATCGGATGACTATACGCTTGCGACACAGTCAACTAACGCGGCAAATATGTTTTGTTATCGCCGCCGTCAAGAGTCCTCATATAAAGACAGTTTGTCTGTCTCGCCGGGTACGGATGCCACCCTAGGCACACTGATGTATGCAGCAGCGCTGTGGCGTAGTCGAGGCTCAATAGAAACCGCTTACGCATCGTTTGACACTATGGGTACACCAACCCAGCAGTCGTTAACACCGATCGTCAAGCAATTGTTGGGCATCCCCCGACCAGCGGTTGCCTGATGCCTGCACCGTACACAGACCTGCTAAACGAGGCCATAGACGATATAGCAGCCACGCTAACGGCCGTAAGCGGTCTGAGGGTAGTAACAGACCCCACCAAACTTGTGCCCAACTGCGTGTTCCTATTAGCGCCTAGTTTCACGACTTACGCAGGTAACGGCAACATTGTGACTATGGACTTTCCGCTCAAAGTCGTTGGCTCAGGCCCTGCAGGTCTGCCAGTGCTACGCGAGATTTTAAGCATCACGGCAACAGTGCTCGCATCCAAAATAATTGTGTTATCTGGTCAACCCGGCACGATTGACATTGGCGGCGCGTCATACCCTTGCTACGACCTAACAGTGAAAGTGCAGGCACAAACAGCATGATCTATACCATCGCATCAACCAAACTTGGCATCATTGGTGACCCATACGTACCAGCCGATGGCATCAACGTGGCAGCGCTGCTATCTGGCGGTTTCATTGTTGAGCAATCCACACCTAAACCTAAAAAACCTGCTAAAACTAGTACAGAACCTAACGAGGAGATTTAACCCACATGGCTACCAGCACTTACCTGTCTAACCCAGTAGTGACAATTAACGCAGTTGACTTGACCGATCAGTGCAGCGCAGCCAATTTGACTCGCGTGATCGAGGCTCTGGAGTCAACTTCTTTCGGCAAAACAGCACGCGTCTATGTTGGCGGCCTAGAAAACAGCACATTGACATTGACGATGTATAACAGTTTTGCAGCTACAGAAACTTACGCAACATTGGCTGCACTTGTTGGCACATCTACGACTGTCACGATCAAACCAACTAGCGCTGCTACCAGTCCCACCAACGTACTTTCAACTCTGACCGGGTGCTATCTAGAGACATTACCAATCGTGAATGCGGCCTTGGGCGCTCTCGATACCATTGACATCACCTTTACTGGCGGTGTTTACTCTGTAACAACCGCTTAACTAATCACAGCCGGCAACGGCCCGACACAAGGCAGGCAAATGAAAGTTAAATTAGAATTAGACCTACAAGACGGGCGCGGCAAGCGCACCATGACCACAAATATGTTTGTGGTATGTGAATGGGAAAAACTAGAAAACCGCAAAGTTTCTGACGGTAAAGGCATCGGCTACAGCGACATTGCTTGCTGGGCATATCACCTATGCAAACTTGCTGGTGACACTGTGCCAGACACGTGGCGCGAATGGGTCAAACAGCATCCAAACATGGACTTGACCTCAGTTGACGAGACAAACCCAAACCCTACAGCGTTGGCACTTACCGAAGACAACTAGCAGAAATGCTGGTAGCAGTAGGATGGTGGCCAACGCACATCGAGTTTGACACGCGCGACCTAGTTACGGTGATTAGTGTTATAGAAAAGAACAACAAAAAAAGGTGAGTTTCTATGACGGTCAACACAACAATTACTGTGGTAGGCGTAAAAGAAACTATTAACGCACTCAAAAAGATTGACCCACAACTGCAAAAAGACTTTAGAGCGCAAGCCAACGAGATTGCTCAGCCGGCTATAAACGCTGCTAAAGACATGTACACGCAAGTGCCGTTGTCTGGTATGCAATACAAGTGGAATAGTCGAGGCCGTCAACTGTTCCCATTTAGCGTTGCTAAAGCCAAGAGCGGTGTCAAGTTGCGTATAGATACCCGGCGCAACGCGGTAGGCGTAATTCTGATTGAGCAAAAAGACCCAGCAACCGCAATCTTTGAAACTGCTGGGCGCGCTAATGCAAACCGTTTAGGCGATCAATTGGGTTTTGTTGGCGCTGGTCGCACTCGACTTATCGGGCCAGCCGTTTATAAAGCGCGGCGAGGCATTGAAACGCAAATGGAAAAGATGATTTTAGATACTGCGCGCACAGTTAGGCAGTCGCTGTAATGCTGTCTATTCCAATTATCTCAGAGTTTGACGGCAAGGGCATTGACAAAGCGCTTAAACAATTTAAGCAACTTGAAACCGTAGGCGAAAAGGCGCAATTTGCTATTAAGAAGGCTGCTGTTCCTGCTGCTGCTGCGTTGGGTGCGGTGACTGCGGCTCTTGGTGCTGCGGTGGCTGCAGCTGCGGAGGATGAGGCACAGGCTGCAAACCTTGCGTTGACTTTGAACAACGTCACTGGCGCAACAGAAAAACAGGTCAAAGCAACTGAGGACATGATCAGCGCGATGTCGAGGGCTACTGGCACGGCTGATAGCGAACTACGCCCGGCACTGGCTGTGTTAGTTACCGGCACAAAGGATATTGCTACCGCAACAGACGCATTGTCACTTGCCCAAGATATTGCCATCGGATCTAACAAGTCACTTGCTGAGGTGTCTGAGGCGCTTGCTAAAGCGTATGGCGGCAACATGAAAGGCTTACAAGCCCTGTCACCAGAAATTAAAGCCATGATTAAAGACGGCGCGTCACTTGATGACGTAATGAAAGTGTTAGGCGGCACGTTTGGTGGTGCAGCCGCAACCGCAGCAGACACCGCTGCAGGCCGTTTCAAGATCCTCAAAAACTCGCTTGATGAAACTACAGAGTCAATCGGTGCAGCGTTGTTACCTATCGTGCAAAAAGTGTTGCCATATTTACAAAAGTTTGCAGACTGGGCACAAGCAAACCCACAAGCATTTTTGGCTATTGCTGGCGCAATTACCGCAATATCTGTAGCGATTTTGGCAGTCAACTTTGCAATGGCACTTAACCCATTTACAGCAATTGCGGCAGGTGTCGCAGCGCTTGTAGTTGGCATTGTGTACGCATACAACAAGTTTGAGACATTCCGCACGATCGTAAACAGCGTTCTTAACGGCTTGATCAGTGGTTTTGAAACTTTTGCTAACGCCTACATCACAGCAATAAACATCATTATTCGAGGCATGAACCTGATCAACCCGTTTAGCGACATCCAATCGTTGCCAACAATCAGTTTGCCTAGCATTGGCGGTGGCGGCGGTGGAGATTTTGCAGGCGTAAGCGAGCGCGCAGCGATGCCAGACGTAGGCGCAGCAATGCCATCTATGCCGGCACCAACTGCACCGTTGGCTGTTACTAGCGGTGGTGGCGGTGGCGGTGCTGGTGCTAGTGCAACAAACTTTGGTGACCAATCAGGCCGTGATGGTGGCGGTTTCTTTGGTGATAGCAGCCAGTCAATGGCAAGCGCGATCTACAACATTTATGTATCTGGTGTAATGAGCAACGCACAAACAGGCGAAGAGATTGTTAACAACATCCGTGCCTACAATCGCGCGGCTGGCCCTGCCAACATCACGGTTGCCTAATGGCTACCTCGGTAATTCAGAGCGGAGACTACGAACTCTTTATTGACACAGGGTTCCAGATTGACGCGTTCATACTTGATGACGCAGTTAAAGGCGTACTAAACAACACAGAATACGTTTTAGATGGCACAACAGAATTTGCGCCAATGCTCGAATACTCAACTAACGTAAACATTAAACGTGGTAGGCGCGATGTAGGCGATCAGTTCAGCGCTGGCACAATGTCATTTAACTTAAACGACACGCTTGCTGGCGGCATATTGAACCCGTTGTATTCGTCTAGCCCGTATGTAGACCCAGCAGGACAGTTTACTTTGGCCCCGTTGCGCCGGGTGTCGTTTGGCAGATACAACAGCGTTGGCACATTTATAGCGCTCTTTGTCGGTCAAATCGTCAACTACGACTATTCCTACGAATTAGGTGGAGAGAACATGATCAGCGTTTACTGTGCTGATGACTTTTATTTACTAGCCCAAACAGCGTTAAACGAATACAACGTGTCAGAGCAATTGTCTAGCGCTCGACTAGCAGCCGTCTTAGATCTACCTGAGGTTGCCTATCCAGCGTTAAGCCGTGACATTGAGACAGGTACGCAAACCCTTGGCGGTGCAGCTGCTTATACAGTCCCCAACGGCACAAACGTAAAAGCCTATATAGACCAAATACAAGCAGCAGAGCAGGGCCGTATTTTTATGGCGCGCACAGGCACGTTGACTAGCCAACCAAGAATAGGTAACACACTTGCTGGCAGTGTTGCAGACTTCCACGATGACGGCACAAACATTCCGTATAACAATTTAGGCATTATTTACAACGCTGATCTAATAGTCAACCGGGCAAGCATCCAGCATTTAGGTGCTACTAGCCCAGAGGTTGCGGATGACGCAGCAAGCCAAGCCAAATACCTAATCCAAAATGTAAGCATCACTAACAGCCTTTTGCACAACGATGCAGCAGCACTTGACTTAGCAGAGTACCTACTTGTGGGCGAGCCTGAGGCAACCTTTAACGCCGTGCAAACCGACTACCTAATGCTTACAACAGCCCAGCGCGAGGCATTGGCCTTAGTAGATATTGGTGACACAATCACAATTACCAACACAATCACGGGCGGTCAAGTAGCCCAAGAACTGGCGGTTGAGGGCGTAGAAATATCGGTAAACATTAACAACGGGCATCGAGTTACGTTCTATACCTCAGCGACTGTGATCGTCTACCAATTTATCCTTAATGACCCGGTCTACGGAAAATTAGATATACAAGACCCACAGCCCGTTTTAGGATAAAGTACGACTATGACTACGCCTTTCCCGTTTGTTTCAGGTGCTGTACTTACAGCTGCACAACTGAACGCAATTACTACGTTGCCGATTGCAGCCAAAACTGCTAACTACACACTGGCCGTAGGTGATGTCGGTTATCGAGTCCAAATGACTGCAGCCGGCTCAACAACGATCACAGTCAACACGGGCATTTTTAGCGCTGGTGACACTATTTGGATACAAAATATGGGCGCAGGTACTTGCACAATCACTGCTGGCACTGCAACAGTTTCTACAGCATCATCTTTAGCGTTGGCACAATATGGAGGTGGCACGCTTGTTTTCCAAAGTGCTAGTGCTGCTACTTTTTTTAGCCAACAGGCAGCAACCTACGGCACTGCCACAGGTTTAACAGGCGCGCTTGCTACACCGCCTACAGGTTATTCAGGTTTGTATGCGACATCAGATGGAACGCTTACTGTCACTAAGGCGGGTTTGTTTGATGTGCTGATGTTTGGGGCGGGCGGATCAGGAGCGGCAGGTGCAGGGCCAGGCTCAGCCGCCGGCGGTGGTGGTGCAGGATCAGTCATTGAGACAACTATTTATTTGGCTGCGACAACTTACGCAGTAACAATTGGTGCTGGCGGTGCAGGTGCAGCAAACATCACTGGCAATCTTGGCGGTGCAACTCTTTTGGCTAGCAAACTTACTGCTCTTGGTGGTGGTGGCGGTATGTGTTATACGACAGTGATGGGGCCAACCCGACAAATTAGCGGTGGCTGTGGTGGAGGTGGGGCTGATGGTGCTGGCGCGTTTGGCACGACAGGCGGCACAGGATTACTAGGAACAAGTTACGGTTACAACGGTGGGACAGGAATTGCAGGCGGCACAGGTGCAGGCGGCGGTGGTGGTTGCAAAGGCTTAGGCGCAAACGCCGCGGCAGGCGTGGGCGGTGCTGGCGGCATTGGACTTGACATAGCAACATTTACGGGCAACGCATCAACTTTTAAGGGTGGCGGTGGTGGCGGTGGCGGAACTACTGGCGGTGCAGGTGGATCTTCAGTTGGCGGCGCTGGCGTTGGTGGTACTGGTGCAGGTAATAACGCAGGCGCAAACACGGCATCAGGTGGCGGTGGAAACTTTACCAACACGACACAGGGCGGTAACGGCGGTAGCGGCGTGTTTTACATTCGATGGAAGGTCTAAAGTATGAGCATCCCACAGTATTTTGCACAAATAGATGACAACAACATTGTGTTACAAGTTGCAGTAGTGACGCGCGCTTTTATGGCAGAAAACCCAGAGCGCTACCCCGGCACATGGGTAGAAACATTTGAAGACCTGCCAAACAAAACATACGCAGGTATCGGATATACATACGATGAAACAACTAAAGATTTTACCGCGCCCTATTCGCCACCTCCGCGTCCTTAGTGTCATGCTTGCGCTTGTCCTGACCGCGTGCGAAACAACACGAACGAACGCACCATTAAAAGTACGGAACAGCGCGCTTACTCGATGCTCAACAATGGTGCAATGCGAAAGGGTAAGCAATGGCTAAGGAAAAATCAGAAATAGAATATCTACACGCGCGGATGATTGTGTTTGTTGGCTGCACTATTGCGGTCACGTTTGCGCTTACCGTCATAGGTTTTGTTTACGGCCTACTTTTTGTTACCCAGCCTTTAGAGCAATCACCAAATGACGCGCAATTTATTGACTTGTTGTCTACGTTGACAGTCTTTATGACTGGCACACTGTCTGGTCTTGTTGCTGCTAACGGACTTAAGCGAAAGCCTGCTGATGCCAATACTGCCAGCCAACCCTAAAGTCATTGGGTCTAAGCCTTACACGGGCAATAGTGACGGTGCAGCTGCAGGGCCGCGTGCCGGCATGGACGAATGGATACGCCAAGCCATAAAGCATGGCGGCGGCGCGTTTTGGAACAACGGCTCTTGGGGAATACGCGATATGCGCGGCTCAACCAACCTAAGTGTGCACGCAACTGGTCGAGCAGTTGACTTGTCTTACAGGCCGTCAGAAAAACAGCCAACAGCCAACCGTAAAGGCACAATGGACTTTTTTAACATTGTTACGGCTAACGCAAACGAACTTGGTCTTGAGTGCATACTTGATTACTTGCTCAAGCCGTACGGTCGCGGCTGGCGTTGTGATCGTCAAGCATGGTCAAAGTATTCAACGCCAACAATTCACGGCGCGCCGGGTGGCGATTGGCTACACATCGAGATAAACCCACAAATGGCAGACTCACCAAACCTTGTAAAACAAGCGTTTCAGAGGGTATTCACCGAATTGCCACAGTAGTGCCCTATGGTGGAAACACCGGCGATAGGAGATGCAATGGCAGACGCTAAAACATACGTATACGAGGTTTACACCACGCATCTAGACAGTGCACAAATGGTGCTTGTACAGATATTCCGTGACCCTACAGACGGTCGAGTGCTACACGCACAAATTGCGTTTAAGGACGCAATTGGTGACTCGTGGCAGACCCCCTACCAATTGGAGAAAAAATGAGTTATTTAGCCATCAGAATAGGTGCATACATGATTACAGGCTTAGCGGCGTTTACGTTGCTCTGGGGGGCTAGTAAGCCGCCTGAGAGGCAACTACAGCCGGGTGAGCAGATCACTACAACCCTCATCAGCATTGTGCCCGAATTACCCAGCACAACGACCAGCACTACGGCTGTGCTTAAAGGCTGTGCACAGTATGTGGCAGACGCAATCACGGCTGGTTGGCCAGCAGACCAAGCACCTATGCTGGCGCGCGTCATGTTTCGTGAGTCGCGCTGCATCCCAACGGCCTACAACGCACAAGACAGCAACGGCGGCAGCCGTGGACTTATGCAGATGAATGGAACCCACGTCCAGTGGTTGACCGAACTTGGCTACATAACAACGCTTGATGACTTGTTCATACCAGAGGTCAACCTTGCAGCCTCAGCACATCTCTACAGTATGGTGGGCTGGTCAGCGTGGGCTAGTACACATGGCTGATATTCCACATCCCGAAATAGGCATTACACAAGAAACG